TAAGGTGAGGTGTGGTACTGCGGTGGTGCACGGGTTGCGGGTTGGGCCACGATTTGTGTTAGCGCCACACCACGTTCTTGGAGAAGGCGAGCCAATTACTGTGGTTTTCAATGGTGAGGGGTACCAAGTATTGGAGTCTTCTCAACTGGGAACGGCTGATGCTGCTATTTTGGTAGTGGATTTGCCAGCGTCGTCTTTAGGAACGGCACTCCCTTATTTGGCAAACGAAGTGGACACTGGAACTACTGTCTTTGATGAGCTGTACTTGCTGACTCCTGAGGGTGAGATGCGTATGCCAGAGGGTGGCCACCAGAGAAGTTTGGTTGAGGCTGTTGGAGGCTACACAGGACCTGCTGTCCATGCCCAAATTGTTACCTTAGATGGCGATTGTGGGTTGCCTATGGTTGCTCGTAAGGGCAGTTACTTCCGTGTTGTTGGATTTCACCACATGATGTTTCGGCATTACATCGCACCACGCGAGTTGTCTAGTGCGTCAAGTGTGTTGGTCTCGAAAACTATGTTGCGTTTGAAGTCGCATGAGTTAGGGTGGCATTTTCAAGCTATGCGCGTTATACCGTTTTCTGCTCCCGGGCGTTTAGAGCCTTTGCCACCACCGACTAAGTCCGAGTTGGCTCTGGCTGTTGCTAGGGGAGCGCGGGTGGCTGTATTGGGTCATGACATGAGTACTAGAGGCCGTTCAGCCGCTAAATCCAAGTGTAAGCGCTCGATGATCTACGATCAAGTTGAGGAATGGTCGCGACTTGAGTTGGGCACTGAACATTACTGGCAGGTTCCTATTCTGAAAGGAGCTATGCTAGATGGTGTGTGGCGCTCGGGGTACCAGTTTATATTCCCAAATTATAAGGAGACGTGGTCACAAGCCTCGTTGTATCGACCGATTGTGGATTATCTTAGCGTTCTTGCTGACCTTGATCATGAAGGGTATCGGTTTTTAAGTTGGGATGAGACTATCTGTGGTGTGCCAGGCTCGGTTATTGGAAAGGTGAACAGGGCGACGTCCATTGGGCCGCCCGGTGTTGGGCCGAAGAGTCAGTTTATAGCACCCGATGGGGCTGTGTCGCAGGAGCTTGAGCATCAGATGGCCGAGATAGAGGCAGCGTTAACGGCTGGTGAGATTCCCGTCGTTGTTGCGGCTTGCACTTTGAAGGATGAACCCGTGAAGTATTCGAAAAATGCTGAGCGGAATATTCGAGTGTTCAATTGCCTTCCAGCTGCTTTTAATCTGGTTTCGAAGAGATATATGAGCCCAATAAAGGCATTTTTCCGAAATAATGCGTGGGCTAGCGAAATGCTTGTGGGCGTGGATATGACCTCAGATGGTGGTGGACAAATTAGGGATAGGTTTTTGTTGGTGAACCCGGC